CGTTAACACTAAGTTAACAGAAAAATTAGAAAAAAAGTTAGGAGAAAGCGGCTCTAGTCTTTTAGGTGGCAAGTCAACTGTACAAAAAACCAGTTCTGATAAAGTCAGAGAAGACATGATAGGGCCAATGAAACATTTATTAGGGAATTAATATTGCTAAATTGATATAAAATGGAAAAAATCAGTAAACTTCAAATTGTAGAACCCAAGTATTGGTCAGGTTTGACCAGGGAATCCCACCTCGGTTGGCTGGGTTTATTGGAGCCTGAGTTTATTTCTAAGAACGTTGACATGCTCTACGAAGTAAACTATGGTGCCGATAACTTTGTCAGCTTCGTGGACAAATTCCCCACTCATTACGTGGACACCGAGGGTCCGTATCGCTGGTGGTTACAAGGTGCAGATGAGAGGAACATTCCTCTTGTGAAAGCTTCTTTAGTTACTGCTGGAACAGCTTTAAACGCTACTAGCCAACCTGGACTCGCACGCACTTCTTTTTATATGTGGTTTCCAGAAAGGTATTTTGAGATCACTTCTGTAATTGTTGGGGAACAACCTGATGAGTATGCCCTTCGAGTAATTGAAGATCCTGCTGCTGATGGTACCCAATGGAGGTATAAAGTAGAACTAGTCACTGGTGACGATAATCTTTTCGTCCCTGTTGCTGACCTTGCAGGGGGAACCCGGTGGTCAGAAGAGTATGGTTTGGTAGAACAGGAACTCTCTAAGAGAGGTACTGGAGTTCACCATTCTGCTCCTTACATGATGGAGAATGTTACTTCTTACATTCGTAAGAATTATGACGTTCCCGGTAATATGATTCTTGCTGGACAAAATAAGCCATTGGCTTATGCTTTCAGGGATCAAGACGGTAATGTACAAACTCGTTGGATTGACAAATTGGGATGGGACTTTATGGTTCAGTTCCGCAGAGATAAGGCACGCCTACTTCTGCATGGAAAATCCAATAAACTAGGAGATGGTTCCTATGGGAACAAAGGGGAAAGTGGAAACACTATTCGTTCAGGATTTGGTCTGTATGAGCAAATGGAGGGCGGAAATACCCTTTATTACAATGAATTTAGTGCTGATTTGATCGGGGATTTTGCTCTTGATCTGTCTATTGGAAAGCTTCCAGAAGATAAGCGTGAGTTCATTATGTCTACTGGAGAGCGTGGTTTGTATAAGTTCCATCGATCAATGGCCGACAAAGCCGCTAACATAAGTTGGTTACAACATAGTGGAAATATGCAAATGTCAGGAGATGGCACAGCCAAGTTAATTGAAGGTCAGTTTACAGAATATACTTTTGTAAATGGCATTAAGTTTAAGGTGATGCTTGATCCTATGAAAGACGACCCAGTGAGGAATAAACTTCCCCATCCAAATGGTGGTCTTGCAAGTTCTTATATTTATGATATTTGGGATGCCGGTACTACTAGTGGAGAATCTAATATCATGAAAGTTTCAGTTAAAAACAATGAAGAATTCTTCCGTTACATTCCTGGTATGCGTGATCCGTTTACTCCGGGTGGACTTGGTAAGAGTACTGAACCTGTTATTACTGCTTCTCCTGTTGATGGATATACTGTTCTGAAGATGTTCATCGGTGGAATGTTATTGAAGAATCCTTTGAAAACTGGTAGGATAGTTCCTTCTATTTTAAGGAGTCTCTAATATATTGGATTATGGAGAGGGCTTCAGCTCTCTCCTATTATTAACGTAAAGGGTAAAAATAATGGAAAAATTGGTAGCGAATCGAGAGGAGGCTCTCGAAAAAAGGTATTTAGAAAATAGGATAGTTTTCTTAAGGCCTTCCCCAAGAGCGGGGAAAATGATTAAAGATCCTGCACACGTGGGTTGGTTTATGCATGAGGGGGCAACTATGAAATTTGTTCTCCCCAAGAATAAGAGGGGGGAAATTATTAATATTTTTAAGAGTAAAGTGGAGCAAGATTACTTTGAGCATGAGCTTGGAGTGGATCTAAATCCTCTAAAGAAAAAAGACAATTTTTGGCATTCGTTTAGTGTTACTTTTCAGAAAAGTCCGATAACAATGGACGAAGGAGCTAAGTTTGATTTATCAGATCCCACTGATAACTTGCGAGTACGAATATTAGAAAATTGCGCTAATGTAGCTCCCAGCTGGGAAAAGAGATTTGCTCTTCCCTCTTATAAATTTGCACTGGTTGCGGAGGATTATGAGGAAAGTAAAGCTTCTGAAGAGGCTGTAAAACAACAGGAGATCTGGAAGTTCTTCGGATCTATTGCTAATAATACTACTAAAATGAGGGAGTTTGCCGGAGTATATTTAGCAAGCAATAAGAAAATTAAAAATATTCCTTCTGATGTTACTAAGGAGTGGTTAATGAAGGAAATAAGTGATATTATTAAGGAAGATCCTGATGGATATTTGCAGGTAGTTAATGATCCTCATTTTGAGATGAAAGCATTTATACTGAATGCGATTTCTGTGGCGGCCATAATAAAGGATGGGGTTAATAAATATTCACTACCTGGAGAGTCTACCAGTTGGCAGTTGAACGAATTAGTTGATTACCTTGAGCAGCTTAAAGATAATTCTGATGATTTATATCTTAAAATAAAAGCTCAGATTAATATGAAGAATAGGAAGTAATGACTGCTGATCAAATGTATAATGAGTTTGAGATTGCCTATGAAGCAATCGCCAGTGGGGATGCTCCTGGGTATTCACCCTATGAAGTATCAATATTACTGACTCAAGCTCAGGATAACATTATAAAGAATTTAGTAGGTACCGGATTAGAGTATGATGATTCAAAGGCTCTTGTACTGGGGCCACAAATAGAAACTAGCACTTATACTACTTTTGCAAGTGCAACTATGTACCCAAGTACTTTTACTTTTGAAGTAGATCAAACTTTATTTTGGAGTATAGTCAATGAGCGGTTAAAAGAAACTAATACTGGAAGTACTATAGAAGTAAAGCCAATAGACCACTCTTACTTTGCTGCCAATGTAGATAATCCCTATAAAAAACCAGTAAATACGAGGTATTTCTGGAGATTTATAGAAAAGGGGGCTATAAATTCTAATTGGTATGTTTATGGACCAGATAGCATACATACTTATTATATAAACTATCTGGAGAAGCCAGATCCTATAATAGTTCCTGGAGTTGATTTAGATACTGTAATAGACGGAACTACGGTGGACGCTACGATTGTTTTAGATGGATTGGACTGTGAGTATAATTCTCTGATTCATAGAGATATTGTAAACAGAGCTGCTAAAATGGGTAAAGCTTTTATTGGAGATCCTCAAGGATTTCAATTATTGTCAACGAATTAAATTTATTGTTTAACTAAATACTTAATATTATGTTTGAAGATGGTGTAACTTACCAATATATTGGTAACGTAACTAACGCAGCTACTGATGATACTACCCTTGGTAAGGATATCGCAGCTGGATCTGTTGCACTTATAAAGGTCGATGGTAGTTCATCGCATGGTAAAGTTCAGGAATCTGATATGACTTCTTCGGGGGCAACTGTTCCTTTTAAAATTGTTCAAAAGACAGCTGCCGGTCAGTTACTTTTTTCTCCTGAGTTTTTCATGACAAGGACTACTATTAACAGTAAAGTGTATACTGCTCCTGCAGAACAGGTAACTTATTGGGGATATACTGGTGTGGCTTCAGTTGGAGATTTGGGAACTATCGTTTCTGGACAAACCTATAGCTTGCATTTTGATGTTGAAAATTTTGCTCCGGGAATGGGAACTTCTTCTCTTATAAAGACTGTTCCTTTTGTCGCAACTTCAGCTCTTCAGTCTGATTTGGCAATTGGATTAGCAGGTTCTTTCGCTAGGATCTTTGCTCGTGAGCCTTATAAGCTTATTCAGAATAGTGTTGTTTGTGATGCTGCTGTAACTGCTGCTAATGGTACTAAAAATACTCAAGATGTAACTGTAGTTAATGGCTCAAGGGGGCTTACTTTTGATACTGATGTAACTTATGAGGCTGCTGGTGGAGCAACTTTAGTTGTAGGAGACTACTTAAGGCTTGGCTCAGTTGGTGGAGGTACTGCTTTAACTGATCCTGTGTATGAAGTAACTGCGATCAGTACTGTTTATGTAACAGTTGATAGGCCCATAACTAATGCTTCTGGTACTTATACTGCTGTTGATGGAACTTCTGATATTGAAGTTATCCCTGCAGCTACTGGTAATGCTGCTGGTTGGGGATTTAAACTTACTGGACTTGACAGGTTTGCAGATACTGCATTCAACCCTCAAAACGACTTTTATAGCAAAGTTAGATTTACTGTTTCTTCTGATGATTTTGATGCTGCCGTTGTTGCAACTGAGAATACAGCTGCAAGCGAAGGTGTTGGATCTCATTTTGAAGTAGCTCAACGAGAGTCTAAATGTGCTATGAATGAAGGTAAAGGTAAATATGCAAGTGCATATCCCGCTACTAGTTATAGGGGAGAAACTGATATAAGTACTCCAGGTACTTATGATACAATTATACTTGATTGTTATGATGATCGTTTTCTCTCTGCTGTGACAGGACAGAGGCCTACTTCTAAGTTTAGGATTATAATTAATCAAAAAGTGGCTTTGACTGGTGATGATGTAGATACTGCATTGGCGGTGACTGTATAGAACACCCAATCACTATATATATCTCGATTACTATTATTAAGGGGAGGGGGCTGGTGCCTTCTCCCCTATTTTGTAAGGCTATCTAACAGACTTTGTTAGAAAGTTTTTTTGCTTTTTATTGACAAATATATTATCTTTACAGATTAAACCTTAATTCAATGAATTTAGACAAATTAGCAGGAATCATTCGATCACTCTTCCATAGGCTTTTAGGGTCGGGAGGGTCGAGAGTACAAAATGGAGCCGGTACACTTACCGGTAATTTCTACACTCTCTACGTAGCTACAGCAGCTACGTTCACTGCAGTTGTTGGTGGCGGAGCCACTCTCACATGGATAGACACTATCCCAGCTGGCAGTACTTTAACAGCTCCATCAGGAAATCCAGTAACTTCTTTTACTATTTCCGGTGGTTTAGTAATTGCTTACGAATAAATTAGTTGTTATGTCTTTATTTGCTCCAGCAGTCGGGGCTGTTATGCCTAGACGATTAAATGGAAATGTAGCTGCAATAGGAGCTGGAACTTCTATACAGTATATAACGTATGTAAATAGTTTAACTACTACTCCTGCATCTACTATCTATACAGATAGTACTACAGAAGTACGTAAGCGAATAGTAGGAAATGTATACGAAATAGATGTAACAAGAACCGTAACTGGATTTGCAGGTATTGAAGACATA